TTCGTGATTTACATAAATCACTGAAAAATATTACATGATAGAGCAAACCGCTCAACCATGAATCTTGTTTTTCCAGTGATGTTAAAGGCCGTTGATGGCGGTGGTTGCCGCTCATCTGAATTGTCTTCAGTATAGCAAAACGCAAGCGTTCTGTCAATACGCTTGCGTTATAAAATGAGCAAAAATGGCACGGAAACTGTGGAAAACTCCACACTATTGCCCCTGTTATTATGATGTTGCGCTAAACTTCAATCTTTCAAAGCATGCTGCCATTTGGCCATCCAGTCCGTGCAAATACCGCTGCGTAATCACCGCGTTTGAATGGCCTAGCATCTCCTGTGATTCCATGAGCGTCGCCCCGTTTCGCTGAATGTCTGTAGCAAATGAGTGCCGCAGTGCGTGCGGGTGAAAGTTGCGAAACCCAGCCAGGTAAAACGGCTGTCGCATTAAATGCCGCAGTTCCTCTACGCTGAGCAGCGTGCCGCTCGACTTCTGCCACAGATAGTCATCAATACGCCGACTAACGATCCACTGTGTCAGCCGTTCGCGTGCTTCTCGGCTCATGTGTACCTCACGCCGTCTACCACCCTTGCCGGTAAATACAATCATTCTGTCGGTGATATTTATTAGTCTTAAGTTCCGCAGCTCAGTGATTCGCAGTCCGCAGTCAAACGATAATTTAATCAATAGCCACTGTATCTGATTGCAGTAGCTCAATACCTGCTCAATTTGCTCCCTCGTGTAAAAAACTCGGCGGATTGGCTCGGTCTCCTTTTGCTTGACGATGTGGCGGATTTTTAGCTCAGGCATCTCCACGCCCATATCTCTAAAATAGCGAAACATTGCTACCACGTGGCAAATTCGTGTATTGATAGTGCGACTGTTCAAACCGCGCCGTGCTTGAGCGGCTATCCAATCATTGACCTGCTGTGTCGTGATCTCGCTCAGGCTACTGGCTGGCACGCTAGCTCTGAAATCTCGCATTACCCAGCGTTTAGCACTCAATGTCTGGCGGCTCATTCGGCGCGTAAACTCGCAGTACTCCAGATATTCATCAAAAGCTCGCTCGATTGGCATAATTGTATTTTTCGTCATGATTTTAACTCCACTTAAAAAACCAGTTCTATATAGAATTGCTTATAACGAACCTTAAAAGCTCAATTGTATATAGAACCCTCACGTTAATATTTTTGGTCAAAATGTTATCAAAGTGAGGCGGTGGCGGGCGGATTTGCGCTAATTTGAATAAAAAATACGGCCAGACGGCCGCTTTCATTACGCAAAACTCCCAAATACTCGCATATATCTAGGATTATTGCATAATATTTGCATACAGGCAAACGCAAACAAGCCGCTACGCGAGCGGCGTCAAAATGTCAGCAGTGATTGTTACGTTATCAGGTTGTAGCTGCGCTTCATCTGCGCCAGCTTATCTAATCCGTCAATGTTTATCGGTAAGGCTGCCTGCTCTTGCATTTTCTGCTTGTGGCGCTCCTCAGCTGCCTTAGCTTTCGCCTGTGCGATCAGTTTGCGTATCCAATCTACCGTTTTCGCCAGATTCGCACTCGACCAGATAAACGCGAAGTACTTGCGTGGATTACGTTTTCGTTTCGCCAATTTAATCGAATAATCAAACTCTCTCGCATAATTGATCTGGCGATTTCTGAACATCGGCAGGTAATTATCGTCGGTGATTAGCTTTGTCGCCTTTCCCAACCGCTGCTGCATTTTCTGAACTCGTCGCTCGTCTATGGTTATGTTCCCCATTTTACCCTCAAAATGCCATTTTGCTCTTGACAAACAAAAATAGCCTCTAAAATTGATAACAATTTTTTGAGGCTAGATACAGACAGCCCACCCTGATTTACATCTGGGCGGGCTGAAAATCCTGTACGTTCACCGTCGATTGTAGCAAACCGAATTTGCTTTGTCAACAGAAAAGGCACCCCGAAAACGGAGTGCCCCACAATGACAGCTGCAAATCACAACAACTGCCCAGCTATGATACTATTTTCTTAAAGACTGTTCAAGCCTGTAGTTTATCTCACCAGTTACACTGCGGCCGTTCTCTGCCGCCAACACAACCAGCCGCTCATACACCTCTTGCTTGATCCGCACGTTGTAGATTGGCATCGGCGCGTCTACCCGCGTTTTAGTGATAGCGCCATTTTGCTTGACGATACGATTTATCTTTGGCATTCCTGCCCCCTTTCTATTTAGAGCACCCTAGAGCCAAGCGAGGCTTTAGTTTTATATTAGCTGCAAATCATTCTCTATTTGATAGGCGATTGCTTCTTGGTCTAACACCTCTTTCAATTCGCTGAGCGTGTTCATCACCCTTTGGCGGTCGTCTGATAAATAGAGTACTGCCGTTTCCTCTGCCTCACCTCTCCAGTATCCGACGACTGGATAGTCGAGAGTGAAGGCTTCGTGATTAGTGTTTACGATTGATATTATCTTGTCGACCTCAAGTTTTTTAGTCTTATTGTCGCTTCCGATAAAAGCTTTGATTGTGATTTGTTCTATCATTGTGTGCTCCTGATTGTTAATGTGCCTCGCTTGACTGTCTTAATTATAGCAAACATGCATTCATAATGCAAGCATTTTGCATGCAATTTATGCACTATTTTATGAGTATTCACGATGTACCTGTGGAAAATCCGGACAATCTTACACAGTAATAGTCCTACCACGACACTTGTCGCCAGCAGCCCGCGGCGACCGCAGCACGTCAGAAGTCGACACCGGTATGAAGTGGATTGACGGCCGCACAATTTACCAGAAGACATTTGCGATGGGCGGACTAAAAGTTGCTGGTAAAACGACGAAACCGCATGGCATTGAAAAACTAGATATGGTTATCAATATCCGTGGTATTGCGAAAGAAGACAGCATTGGTGCGACTATCAACCTACCGCACGCTGCTGATCAACAGGCTTACACAGTGACTGTTTATGTTGACAATAACAATATCAATATCCAAACCTACGCTGACCAATCTGGATACAGAACCTCATTTGTCACTATTCAATATGTGAAAAAAGCCTAAACAATTCCAATTGCCACCCATGAAATCCCATGCCAGGCACCGCCAAATACACCAGTAGTCGAAGCGTTGAGCGTCGTGCCAGTGTTTGTAACAACGCCAGATTCAATATTCAGTCCACTGCCGATCACCTGATTAAATTCGCTAATACTGGTGGCTTTACTTCCTGTTTTATAGCCAATTAAAGTCGGCGACATTGAAAACACCTGCTTAAATTGCTTTGGAAATACGACAGGCACTGGCTGTCTTTTCGTGTTATTTCCCCAGAATTGTACCCAGCCAGCCTGCACCAATATATTACCCGAAATACTCTGGCTGGCACCGCCAGCACTGAACGCTAACAGAGATGGCGAATTGAGATGTCGTGGTAGGACTATACTATAATAGAAATATGTTTATGATACTAAAACGAATCGTTATTCGCTTGTATAAAGAATATCGCTATATTTTCCACGGCAAATAACGTCAATATCGCCTAATCTGTACATTTATAATCAGGAGGATTCATATGGAAAACACTGAAAAAGTACAGAATTATAAGGGCGGCGAGATCCGCCGAACAGTTGACGGCTATTATATTTTCGTCAAAGGCGATGCGCACAGCGGGCCGTACGTGAGCATTTCGGCAGCTAAGGGCACGGTCGACACCACCGAGGCTGAGGCTGAAAGCGAGCCAACAGAGCCAGAGACACCAGCAGTAGGGTCTGCCGACGAGGTTGTTGAGCCAGAAGTTGAAAATACCAATGATGAAGCTGAGGCTGAGACGGTCGACACCACCGAGGCTGAGGCTGAAAGCACTGACGAAAAATAACTATGGCGCTAGGTTTTCCTAACAGTAACGGTGGCCGCACCACTGATAGCGCACTATTCCACGCGCTCGGCAATGCTTTTGTCGGCTCGTGGATTAGCGGCTTTAGAGTGCGTCAAGCCAGCCCTGTCGGTATGAATGTGCTGATCGGCGGGGAGAATGGTATACCTGACGATCTACTGGTGCGTGACGCTATGTCGGCAACGTTTCCAGTGAGCAACTTGAGTACGCAGCCAGTTCAAGCGAGTGTTACCACGGCAAATAGTGCCAACCCACGAATTGACGCGGTGGTGATCTACATCGACACAAACGTGGCTGCGTCGCAAGCCGTCGCTAACAACGAGAATCGCACAAAGGCCGTTGTCGTTCCAGGCACGCCAGCAACCAACCCAAGCGCACCAACGCCCTCGCAGATCAAGGCGAAAATCGGTGCGTCTAATCCATATGAAGTAATCGCCGAAATACGCGTAAATGCTGGCACGACAACAATTCTCGACTCTGTTATCACTGACAGACGTAACCCAGCCACACTGGCTGACGGGCGGATTAACAGGGCTGAAATGTTCAAGAATGGCGTGATTAACTCTGACGCACTTGGCAATGATATAGTCCTACCACGACACTTAAAATGGTCAGACTTCATTCAGGCGAAACGAGATAGCACTAGTCAACCAGTTGAGCCTGTCATTTTTCAGTATGGTCGAGCAAGAGTAATAGCCCCAACTGACACAATAGAGACTACGACAACCGTTGCGTTTCCGAAGATATTTAAGAGTGGAACGGTACCGACTGTTATTTGCACCTACAGCGGCTACGGCAACGCTAGCGATCCGTGGACAGACGCACCAAATTCATCGTGGGCTGGTGCGGCAATTGGGGCGGTTAGTATCACAAACTCATCATTTGCGGCGAGATGTCGCCGCTTTGATGGTGCCATGTTGAGAGGCTCATATTACTTTAGCTGGATGGCAATTGGTGCGGCCTAACTATAAAGGATTTCTTTCCAATTCAAAAACCGCCTCTGAGCTTTCGAGGCGGTTTTCAGTTGTTCGGGATTTCCGAACGGTTCAGCTTTTTGCTACTGGCGGCGTCTTGCCGCGTGGCTCAACCAGCAATTTGCCAGTTTTCGGGTCGTGCCAGCGGCTCAGTCCTGGTACGCTGTGTGTGTCGACCAAGCACTGCAAACAGTCATTGTACGTTGAGCCTGCTGGCATCTGCGGTGTAACCTTGCCGACGTGTAGCGTCACGCAGCCGCAAGCTTTGCACTCTCGAAAATACAGGCTTGATTTAGTTATGGTTATTTTCTGCGAATTCATAGGTTTATCAACTAACTGACGCTATCACGCATCTCTTTTACTAACTCAATAATTATCGTCTTGGCGGCCGATAATCCAGCAGCAATCGCAGATAGCGTCGTCGCTAGTGCCAGCGCCCACAGCTCACGCCAACTCGCCGCAAACAACAAATTTACTAGGTTTATGCCTGCTAATAAGAATGTTGCGATAAACGTTTGTAGAAACGTCCATAACGCTCGCGCGGCAACGTCTTTGTAGTTAATATTTTTCAGTGCTTCTAGTGATTTCATATTTCCTCCTTATTTTTTCTTGAAAATCCCTAAGATAAGTTTTGCTAATCCCACCATTAGCACCGACAGCCATCGCCAAAATCCTGTTGGCTTGTTGCCCTCTGGCTTTCGTGGCTGCTCAGGCTTCTCTTCAGGTGTTTCCTGTGGCTTTTCTGGCTCAGATGGCTTTGTATCCGGTTCACTTGGTTTTGGCGATTCTGGGGTCTCTGACGGCTTCGGTAATACTACCCCGCCCATGCTCCTTAGCTCATCGATGGACTTATTCGAGACATTAGCGTCTAACTTCCCCTCGTATCCAGGAATGGTTAGTGTCTCCGAGTACTGGTGGACAAATGAACCATGTGCATAGTTGCCTGGATTTCCATAGTTTGGATACCAATCCACGCGGGGCAAGCCTAGTTTTTGGATGATAGCCTCACCACCGTATGTGAATACCTGTTTGCCAGTTTTCTGCAAAACAATGTTGCTGAATACACTGATTTGCTCGACCGTGCCCTCGAAGTCTGGCTCAAGGTCAAGGAATAGCAGCTCGCCAGGCTGATTTCCTAAAGCCTCGATGCACTTCACAAAGTACTCAGCGTTCTGCTCCGCCTCTTCTCTGGTTGAAAAATATGGTAGCCAGTAAAGCCCCAGCATCTTGCCAGCTTCGCGAGCTTTACTAACGAATAGCTCTGCATCTGGGTCTAGTTTGAACTCATTACCACCATATTGTTGACCGACCCAGCCGGCTTTGACAATAACGCCTGCTACTTTTGAAAATACATTCACTACTTCGGCTGTTTGGTAACTGGAGACATCAATGATGACATTACTAAAGTCTTGCTCAGGCTCTGGTGTTGGTGTTGGTGCTGATTCTGGTGTAGATTGAGGTGTCAGGTCTGGTAAATCGTGTAGGTCTTTGTCTTCAAACAACTGGCGGCTCATGTATTTGCCGCTGCGTGCTGTTACGTACCAGACTGCGTCACCGGCGATTGGTTCGCCATTTGTGACGTAGCCTTTCATAGCGATGACATCACCTTGAGTTAGCTCCTGAAATACGCCAGAATTAGTGTTTGGCTCTTCGCGAGCATTACCGTCCTCTTCCATCTTGCGATCGGTCGGCTGCATTTCATCATAATACTCAGCGATCTGCCGTCCATCACAACAGTATGAAAAACCTAGATAATCTGGCCCATAAACACCAAACCACCCCAGGATTTCCTCTATGCTGTTATAAATGCCGCGTCGCCCAGCGTGCACTTCGCTGTCGTGGATTTCGATTGAACCGTCGCCACGCTTTCGCATTAAAAATACGTGTCCATACTCCACATATTGACCGCGAGAGAACCCTAAAAATCCGACCACCCACACACCGATCGGTGCGTGTCCAGTATCGATACGTCCGGCATTCAGCTCGTTTAGATACGCAGCCCTAGCGCTTGGTGTCCGTGATGGTGCACTGATCGCGTCGTCCACATACTGCAAGCACCAGCCGCTTTTCGCACCGATGTTGATATTTGGATTATAGATTTGTCGTACTGCCATCATCTCCTCCTGTTTATGGTTTATTCACAACTCTCACAATTAAATCGACCATAAAGCCAATCACGGTAATTACCGCTGTCATTACGCCAGCACCAATCTTGGCTTCGCTCTTGGACAGATAATTGCCTTGCATCAGTTCCACGCGGGCTATCAGGGCTTTAAGCTCCTCGGCATCGGCTTTCGATTCAGCTAGCTGTTTGACCGACTCCGCCAGCCGCGACACATTATCGTTTATTGAACTCAGCCTTTCGTTCAGCACGTCGTCGCGCGCAGTCATCATGATGCCCAATTCCCGCACCGTTTTGGGTGTTTGATTCATCGATTCCTTGTCTCGTTTATCGTTCATTCTCACTTACCACATTACAGATTAGACATATTCAACCCTCAGCTCGCCGTCAGACGTAGCGAACGCGTAGATTTTGAATGTATTGCTGCCGAGATCGACCAAAAAATCTGATATATTTAGCCACGTCTGTACACCGCCATTGCTTCGCCGGCGCTGGAAATAGCGGGTGACATCCTCTAGCCCCGAGCCGTGGCTGCTGCGCCTGCCAACCATCAGCTTAAAAACCATGCCCGACTGATACGTGTTGGCTTTCGGCGTAAATACGATTTTGAACCGCCTCAGAAACGTTGCGTCACGCTTGTCGATCGCCGCTTCTAACTTGACGCGAAATACCTGCACGCCGTCAGCACCAACACGCTGCGTGGCTTTCATCTCGGTAATTTCGCGCTCGCACCGCGTGATGATTCGCGCTAGCGTCTCGCCGTCTATCTCTTGAATCCTCATAACATCCTACTTTCGATTGTCAAATCGACACTAGTATTTGCCACCACGGCACACTTCATCTGCGCCAGCACGCTGCTCAGTCCCTTTCGCACGTACGCATACGCAAACCACTTGCGAACATGCCGCACGTCGCTCGATATTGGTATTATGTCAATACGCGTCGGTGCTGCACTGTTTATCAACATATTGTCAATAATCAAATCAGCCAACAAGAACGTCTTGTCCTTTCTTGCCGTTGCCGTAATGATAAATGGCACGCCAGAGGCTTGCTGCTGCCCGCCAACCACGTTAGCCACCTGATTAAAATCCCATTCGTCGCTGCTGACACTCTCGTAAAACACCAGCCCGTTTGATGCCATCACCTGGCTAGTTTTTAGGTCGCGGATATTGCGATCGAGCGACATTAAAATGTCTGCCAGCTGGTTTTCAGGCAACATACTCAGCCGATTCATAACAGGCTCGCTTTCATACTGAACGACCCCTTGTCTGTCCCCAAAAAAACACACTTGGCGTACACATATTTCGTCTGGCCCTGTGGCGGATTGTCGATAGTGGCGCTAGCGCTAAACGCCAGCTGATATGGCACCTCTAGCTTATTAATGTCTGGGGTGCTCTGGTCAATGATGCTACCGCCAATTATCTGCGCGCCCGCCAACGTGTCAGGATTGTCACCGACGTAAAACTGCGGCAAAAACAGTGCATAGGGCCACTGTTGTTTGCGTGCGGTGAAAGTTGTTTCAATTTTGACTATTCTGCCACCAGAAAAAGCGGGGTCATATGTGACAGGTACCATTGCATCGTACTCCTGTGCGCTTTTCGTCTCATAGTAAATGATGCCAGAGTTGTTACTGGTACGCTGCGTCGCTTTCATTTGCTCAGAGGCACGCAGTAGCGCCCGCAATCTGCCAATGGCACGCCGCTCCTCCACTAGATTCAATCGTCCGCTCATAAGTCGTAATTATCCAGCGTTAGAGTTATTTCCTCGCTCATGTTCTCATCAACTTTCACTGATAGTTGTTCGATACGATAATAACCACTTAGTGGGCAAGATGAATACTTATTTTGCTCAACTACGATACGATCGCCTACTCCGATATTATTCAGGTCAAATTGCGTACCACGCACTGTGACGCGCGGCAGGTCGACCAAGCGGCTCATCACCGCCACATCAGCCTCGCAGTGCCCCGCCAGCGTCGATAGGTTCTTGATGCTATTGTATAGCTGCACTTTTTCACGCAAGATAAACTCCTGCTGGCTCAATACGTCCTCAGCACTGTAGCGGATTGTCTCCTCGCCCATGCCAGAGGCCTTGCCGATGACATTGTTGTACAGATTTGCGCCAGATTGCGGCAGCTCCATGCGAATTGCGCCAATGCCCAAGCCGTCATCAGGATAATGTACCACTACATCTGGCCGTTCGTTGCCCAGTGTCTGAAACGTCTCAAACTTGCGGTCGTAAGTGAATCGAAAATCGAATTTGCCGTCCTGCAAATTTGTTAGCGATACTAACGCGTCTTTGGCATTGATATCCTCCCAATCGTCCATTCTGTCGCGTCGTATGCCAGTGCGGTACTGCCTGCTTCCTCTAGTTATACCAACATCTCCATTAGGTCGATTCTGCACCTCCTGGATGATATCCCAGGCAATGTCAGTAGCTTCAATCCCTTTCCAGCGACCGTTCAGGTATCGTGCATCAATCAGATTCAAATAGCCGTCGCACTGCACCAACACTCGTGCATTGTCGGTGTTCAGGTTGCGGTTTGCCTCTACTACCACTGCACCAAATAAATACTCGCCATTGCGTTTAACTCTGATGTCGCTCACCCACGGCTTTAATATAGTGTTTGGATTCTCGCCGATCCGTCGGCACTTCTCTTCCCAGTCTGGCATTGACATGTTAAAGTCTAGCGACTCTACGCCGTTGCGAGTCATGCTCCAGTCGATATCTTGGCAAAGCCTCGTAATATCTGCCACCTTGGTCTTTCCGCGGTGCCATAGCTCGATGGTGTAGCGTGGTGGTACATACTCGTCCATTACGCGACTCCCGTGTAGCCGTTGTACCACTCAACGATAGCTGTGCCAGTATCAGTGCTGTTTGATGTGTTGAAGATCAGTTCGTTCAGCCCTGGCACTAAACGCCAGTATTGACTGCTGGTGAGGTTATTATCGATGCCTACCCCATTTAGCGTCACCTCTCGGTTGTATGTATCAAATACGATTGTATCGCTGTCTGTCGTGCTAATATTCAGTGCCAAAATCTCGCCAGTTGTCTGGTTGGATACGGTCGGATTGGTGACTTTGCCGGAAATCGTTATTGTTGGCCAGACGTACGTATTGCCGTCATTGATGGCGTGATTCAGTCCCCCGCCGGCCACCCAGTGTAAGCCGTCACGCTCCCAAAGTAGCCCTGTCGGGCTCCATAACAGTCCGCCGTCACGCGGTCGCTCGAGCGTAACCCTCTGTGCGGCACCGTCAGTGTAGTCGTACATTCGCGGGTCGCCAGCAACCAGTTCGATGTCGTAGTCGGCAATGAGCGGCCACTCAATCTTTGGATCAAGAGGCTGCGTCAGTTTGGCGACGGTCTGGTAGACGCGTCCGGTTGGTGTGAACAGCTGCACTCGCAACTTGTCGCGGATTTTGATGGTTCTAGCGATTTTTGCCATCTCGGCGTGCATCTCGGTAAGTTTTCCGTCGTGCTCCACTGCCACAAAAAAACTCAGCGGTATTTGCCGCACACCATAAAACTGCTCATCAACGCTACCGCCGTCGGCACCAGAAAACACATACTGGCTGTTGCGAACGTCAGGATCGCCAAAGCCTTTCAATGGCGGTGTTAGGTGGGACAGCCCCTGTTTGCTGCCCGCCAGAAACACGCTTTCATTAGTGCGCATATTAGTGATCTGTACGTCATATGTTCTCATATCTAGCCCCTCCTCATCTGCTGCACCAGGCTGCGGTTGTATTGGTCAACGTCGATGCCGTTTGTCAGGTTGACGGTTTGGTTGATTTGCGGCGTATTACCGCCAGATGATGTGCCAGTGCCTCTCTCGTCCATAGAGTTCTTCAAGAACTGGCTCAGCTTGCTCAGTGGAATGACAGCCTCCGGTTCATTACCCTCACCAATCATGGCTAGGGTTGCTTTTGTGGCAATACCACCCTCTGCAAGCTGCGGAATATTGAGGTTCGGTATTTTTGGAATATGGACGCCAGGAATAGCGTTGATAATACCTGTCGCCCAGTTTATCGAGTTGATAAATCCGTTAATCATTCCAGAAACAAAGCCTAGCACACCATTTATGGCACCTCTGAACGCCCCGCCGATAGCATTGCCTATAGACACACCTACGCTACCAAAAATACCAACCACACCGTTCCAGATACCTCTGAACCAGCCCGCTAATCCTCCAAATACACTAACTATAGCATTCCAGGCTCCTCTGAATACTCCACCAAACCAACCGGCTACGACGCTAAACACGCCGACTATACCGCCCCATATGCTGCCGAACCATCCGACAGCCGCTCCCCATACGCCCGCAATAAGATTCCAGGCGCCAGTAAATATTCCGCCGAAGAACTGCACCACTGGAGTGAACGTCGCTACGATGAAATCCCAGACGGCTTGGAACACGGCAAATATTTGATCCTTAAACGTAAAGAACAGCCCGATGATCAGCGCCACTGGCGCAAATATCACCGCCAAAATTGTAAGCCCCCATTGCTGCAAGAAAGCTACAACGTTATTAAATACGGTTGTGATACCTATCCAAATACTACTAAAAAAGCCGACTACACCACTAACAAACCCGCTAACAACCTGACCAATAGCTCCGAACACTCCGCTGAACCAGCCAACTGCTGCGCCCCATACTGCCGTGATAGCGTTCCATGCCTGTCCAAAGATATTGAACTTTACCTGCAAAAACACCAGTGCACCGACAACTGCGGCAATTGCCACGGCTATGATTGTAAATGGATTTAGCCCGGCTACCGCATTGAATGCCGCCATGGTCGACTGCCCATTCTTTAAAGCGCCGATGAAACCTCGCAAACCGATGGCACTTTTTGCTATCGTTGTCGCAAACTGACCAACTTTCATTGCTACAAACGCTGAGCCTAGCGCTGCAATGGCTGGCACAGCATTGTCTATGATGAAGTTGGCAAAATTAACAATCGTTTGCTTGTTTTCTTTCAAAAAAGCAGTAAGTTTTGTGACGCCATCACTAAACCTGACAAATAGTCCGTTTTGGTCAACTATCAGCCCCTTTTCAGAATCCACTCGTACACCAATAATCTCTAGACCGAGTGACCGAATCGAGCCCTGCAAGCTAATCATCCTGTTTTGAAACGTGTTTGAGAACTTGCTAATATCTAGGCTCTGCGCATATTCCGCCATGGCGGCGGTAAACTCCTCAGCGCTAACCTTGCCACCATTGATTCTTCCAGCAGCCTCTTCCATAGAAATACCGAACTTCTTGGCCAAGATGGTAGTCAACGGGATATTATTGTTGATCAGCTGTAAAGCATCTTGTCCAAACAGCGCACCACGGCTCGTAACCTGTCCAAAAACCAGTGCTAAATTCTGCAAATTTGCACCAGAAACGATAGACAGCCTACCCAGAGTGTCCATGTCTGGTATAACCTGCTGTGCCGTGCGCCCATAGCCTAATAATGTAGAGGCTGCTTTTGAGGCGTCGGGAAAAGCGATTGGCTTACCAAGTACCTGATTGTACAGTTGACCAAAAACCTTGTTGGCCGCCTCGGTTGACCCAGTGAGCGACGCCATCTGCGCTTGTGTTGTTTGCAAGCCACTGGCGAGGTCGATAAACTGTTTTGCACCAAATGTACCGCCACCGATAACACCGGCAGCGACGATACCAAATTTTTTTATCGTATTAGCAACGCCACCAAAGCCCTGATTTAGCCCGTCAAAAAACTTGCCATATTTTGATTGAGTCGAGTTGAGACTTCTCTCGCTCTCGTGCATCTTTTTTTGGACATTGCTCATAGCGGTGATTGCACCACTCGAATCAACACGATATGTGATAATAATCTCGCCTTGGTTCATGACGTTATTACCCTGTCTATGCTATGATTGTGGTATAAGACGAAAGGAACTCTTAAATGAATAAACAATATCATCTGTCTAAAAAGTGGCTCATAAAAAAGCTGGTTTTTTGGTTTTGGCTGCACATGATTACATTTGGTGTAACCGCTTGGATCGCCTATAGAAAATACCGCAACGTTTCTTTTGAGCTGACAGATACCGCCATCAAGTTCAGAAACGGCAGGCTCACTCGTACAATCAATTATCGAACGATAGAGGGCTTTGTGCGAAATGGCAATACCATCGGGATTACGACGATTGGCGAAAAAATCATTGGTGGTTCGCTTGTCGTCTCTGACATTGAAAATATTGACGAGTTTGAGTCTCGTCTGGAAAAATACCTTGAATCTGCCAAATAACCCTACCATTTTGCCTGCTTCTCCAATAAACTGATCAGCTTGTTAGCCTTTTTACCGCTCAGCGCAGCGGTAATTACTGCCATTTGTTGTAACGCCTCTTGTGCCTTGAATACACGAGCTGCTTTGACTAATAATTCAGAGTCTCCGTATGGCATCTCTACCGCCTCGGCAAACGGTATTTGATAATAGTAAACTAGAGCAGCAGCGGTGATTTTCTGATTTTTCAAAATATCCTTGGTCTGTTTTTCAATCAGCAAGGCTAGCTTTTCTGGATCATACTGCTGCTCGTGGTCTTCCATTACTGCAATACCTCGACCCCCTCGGCGCGCAATGTTGCGTAATCCTCAGTCGCGAGCCTGAATAGCTCTGTCATGAATGCTTCGAGGTTTTCATCTCCGATTAACTCGACGAGTTTATCTACTTCTGGCGCACCATCAATTGGTTCTAGACTAGAAAGCAGCTCGCCACTTAGCGAATTAGAAACAATCGCCTGTAGCTGTGCACTGCCCACACCCTTGACGCTACGCCTAGCATCATATTGAGCTGCAACCACTTTTGTACGGCTTAGACGCGGAACGACATATTTCAAGGTGCTCACGTTGCCGTTGTCGCTCATTTCAAGTGCCATGACAACACGCGACACATTAGTCTGGCTTTGAGTTTTATTAAACTTAAACGCCATCTCATCCTCCATCTCATAGTTGTAAAAACTACATTACTTTTTGTTAAATTACCTATTGACACGGTGTTTTTATCACCGTGCCACCCCTGTTACGCAAATGTCAGGTCGCCCTCTACAAACTGACCGTTGACGGTAACTTCGTACTCAGTCAAGCCATCTTCCAGTGACCAGTCAGTTAATGTTGCGTCTGCATCTAAAATATAAATAGTATGCTTCGCCTGTGATGCCAATTTAGGTACCAGCTTTAAGGTACCGGGCACTTGTGTCGAGGAGCCCTTTTTTAATCCAACTTGGACTGCACCACTTGTGCCGACAGTAACGCCCTCTACGTTGTCGATTTTTTCACCATTACTATAAACATGACCTGGTACGATATTCTTCAAGTTCTCCTGACCAATATCGGTGACTTTAAACTTCATGCTCGAAGTGAACTTCTTGACCACTTTTAGGCTTGTGCCGTCTATAAAATCGCGCGTCACCTTGTCATCGTCATTATCTGGTTCGAGATCGTGTACTCCCAGAATTTTCTTAAAATTCTTGCCGTCTTTTGTACCAAAGTACAAATCGTGTGTCAGCCCAGAATATTCAATTGCCATTGCTTTTTCTCCTTAAAAAACTTAATCTTTCAAAACTAATGTTACAGATTGGGCACTCCATACCCCCATCCGTAATTCAGAGGCTTCATAGGCACTGTCTTGCATCGGAAATACGCTCACACGAATAAATCTCGCGTCGGTGTATGGCAATTGCATCAATGCCGTTCTCAACTTGCTGTCAAGCTCGTACAGCTCGGCCGCATCGGCTTTCACTACGGTGATCGTTAGCTCGGTGGTCAGCTTGGTATTGCCCAAGTTACCGCCGTCGTATTCACCGCCGCTAGCTGCAACTGCCACCATACCGTCCTGGCTCTTGCTTGCTGGCAGCCGCCCGACAAACACATTTTTGCCAAGCTCCCCGCCAATGGCAGTAGCCACAACTTTTGCAATCTCCAATGTTACATTCATCTAAAAAACCTCTTGTAATCTTTCATGGTGCTTCTCACACCCTCATCAACGAAACCTTTGCCAGTGCCGGCCGTGGTGTACTTGCGTACCACATGAGTGCCATTCGCACGCCTGCCGCGGTTCTGGTACTGTGAGTAAACTGGCTTCCACGTCAATCTGATAGCGTCTCTGCCAATTCGCCGTACCTCGACGTTGCGGGACTTTAGCGACCCCCTACGCTTGAATGGCGCAGTAAGGTTGGCAACCATCAGCGTGTGATTTGCCATAGCGTTCAACCCTGTAGCTGCCTGGTTCTGGAAGAATCGTTTGACAGCCACCGTATTGTCGACCACTGGCATGATCACACCTCTCTATCGAGCCTTGCCAGCTCAATTTCAACGTGCTGCACTGTGCCGCTAGTGATAACTGCCCTGCCGACTGCTACGTTAGCAACGCGGTACACCCGCTTAACTCCAAACAGCGTCACCTCGGCGAAATATCCCTCGATCGAGTAGCCAGTTGACGATAGCCAGCTATCTCGGCCGTCCAGATACGCTCTGGCGTCGCCTGTCATAGCGTCATAGCTGCCGCCGCGTGTCAAGCCGCTTGTCTGCTCGATGACACACTTCACGCTGTGCCGCTCGCCTCCCGTCTGGCGGTATACACCGTCTACGGGTGCGACCAAGGTGATGTTATCGCGGAATATCATAGCGATGAACTCCACGTTGGCTCAGTGGCGTACCAAACGTATCACCAGATACTACACATGAACTGACTGGACGCACGAACTTCGCCAGCAGGTCGACATTCGCCTCCGCGAACTGGTCAATAACTTGCTTGGTGTTGTCATACGTCACTGAATGGCTCAGCACTGTCTCAGATTTTACGTTGTTGTAAAAACTACCTTGATTAGCTATTGACAGCGTGTCAAACAGCCTTGCGATGAGGATTTTCAAGCCGTATGGCAATGGCTCGCCGTATCCCCACGCCGCTTTGACAACATGTCGCCCTGTCTCCAGCGGCTCAGCCATCTCAATGATGTTGAACCAGCTGGCGTTCAGTTCGTCAGATTGACTTACACACTTGACCACCAATGGCTTACCGCTCTCGGTAGTCACCTCTGGTAGCAAGCTAGTGAACGGATCGACAATTAGAAAACTTGAGCCGCAGGCTGCCTCATATCGACGCGGCGTATTTGCCTCGCCCTGCATCTTGACATCCAGCAGCGCTTCCAGTGTCTCTGTTACCTGCTGCAATAGCCGTTCAAAGTAGGTATTTTCGGTATCAGAAAGGGGGCGTAAAAGTACGCCCTCGATATCTTCTTTAGTTACCAGTGCTGCCATCTCTTACGCCCCTCTCTGTTAGGCTACGTGTTTAATAGCCACTGCTGTTGCGATGCCGCTCAAGCCACCACCTGCAAAGATTTCTTGCAAGTATTCGTGCTTGTTCTGCTTCAACGCAAAGTTGGTGTAGCTCTCGATTGATTGATCGCCGACCACCTTGTAGCGATTGAAGACAATCAGATACGCGTCGTTGTCAGCGTCATTGGTGTCGTTAAACCACTGCGGTGTGATTTTACCAGCCAACTCCAAATCCTCTAGGATATTAACGCCTGGCGTGTACAGCATGTGTCCATCGCTACCACGCTCATCTTTCAACGAAGTGATGTAGCCGCGTTTTGCGACGATGTAGACATCGCCCTCGGCTTCAATCAAGTCCATCGCATTCAGAATTGAAGTACGACGGCTTTCTTTGGCTTTCGGTGTGTAGGTTTTAGCAAACACGTTGCCAGCTTTAGCGTCAGCCTTGACAGACACAAACGATTTGATTTTGTCGTCGCTAGTATCCTCTAAACCGTCACCAATAACCACTGCACGCTCGATTGACGCGATAATCCGCTTTGGCAACTCCTGTAAGACGTAACGCAACAGCGCGCCAGTACTCTTGTTTTTGCGGATAGTCTCTTTGTCAAGGGTGAGGTACTTGTAGATGTATTGACCCTCAAGCACGCGGTTCTCGATGGCAATTGTAGCTTCTTTCTTGTCTTTGCCGGCTTGGTGTCCTAGCGCACCGTCAGTATTGGTATCCCAGGCTGTGTTGTAGGCATCCAATCCAGTTTTGTCGACCAGGTTCCAAATCGGGCCGCCCGCCTTGAATGCACTCTCAATCGCTTCAACGACTGGTGTTGGGAATAGTTTGTCAGCACCAGTGACAGCCATCTGTACACCGTTAGCCTCAAGCTTGTCCATCCAAGCTTCGCGAACGGCTGCCGCACCAGCACCTGCCTGTGCTACCAGCACGTCAGCAAAATCTTCTAACGCCTTTGGCGTGTCCAGGTAGTTTACGACAGTACCTTTGTCGACAGCTGCTGGATCAGCTGGTTCTTTAATTTGCATCTTTGCAATATCTTTCGGATCCATTTCCGTATCCTCCTCAGGATTGTTATCAGTTGGTTCATCCGGTACTGATTGCTCAGCTTCGTCAGTAGGCTCAGCCTCTGGCGCGGCTTCCGGTGCCGCTGGTTCGTCAGTCTTCGTTTCAGGTTCAGGTGCATTTTCGGTAGGCTCCACCGCCTTAGCTGCCTCCGCCTCTGCTTTCGCCTTGATCTGTTCAACCAGGCTCTGCATTGGCTTGGCGTCTGCCTGCTTGACTGCCGACATGCTAAACGCAAAGTTCATACCCATCGCATTTTGCGCGCCCTCGTCTTGTTTTTGCTTCTCTGGCGCTTCAGACACCTCATCGGCAAAACCAAGCTCGACAGCCTTATCGGCAAGCATCCACGTTTCTGCTTCTAGCAACTCAGCGATTTTATCCTCGTCAAGCCCTGTCCGTTTGGCGTAGATAGGCGTGATACCCTCCTCGATTTTCGTCAGCACATCTTTGGCTTTCTCCATGTCATCAACCGTGCCCATCGCGCAAACAGACGGACGGTGAATCATGATCATTGAGCCTGGCGACATGATAATCTTGTCGCCTGCCATCGCAATTACTGATGCAATCGACGCCGCTAAACCATCAACTCTGACAGTGACATTTCCGTTATGATTCACAAGCGCGTTATAGATTGCCAAGCCTGCAAATACATCGCCGCCGGGGCTGTTAATGACAACTGTCAAATCGCCCGCATGCTGCTTGAGTTCTTCGCGAAAGATGTCAGGTGTGACTTCGTCGCCCCACCAGGTATCGCTCGCGATAGGCCCGTCAAGTATAAGCTCTTGATTATTCGATGAAACGGAATTGCTCCACTTCCAGAACTTCATGCTTTTTTCCTTGTTAAAGTTAATGCTTCGACTCCTGCTTGCCCGTCCAATTTGAGCGTTTTGCTCTCGTCTTATTTCTAAGACTACAGATTACGATTTATCGAACTCATAACGCACCTGATCGTCTGTCGAGACAGCATTGACAATCTTGATATTGTTGACGTGTTTACACTTCGCGTTACTACAACGCACCTGTGCAATCATCTGCGTAACACCCTTGATGTTTAGGTAGCGGCCGCACTCCTCGCACCGCAAATCTAAATCAGCCATCTCGTCATCGATTATTCGCCGCTCAGCGTTGAGATACGCCTTGACGACGCGGTATTTCGGGTGGCAATGACCGTTCGGGTGTACGTCGTAGCCGTCATTCTGCGCGAAATTATTGATAAATATGCCGCCATCTCTGCCAATGATTGCCTCGTTCAGATTCAGAATTGGCTCATCAACTGCCACCCATTTATCGATTAGCGTTGCACAAAACTCACACGGCTTGCCGGTCTCACTCTCCATTGCTTTCTCGATCAGCGTTCCCGTTTGGTTTTGCACCTGCTTCATCGCTTCAACACTCGACAGTGCATCAGCTCGTGATATCTCAGTGCGAGCCATTCTCTGCACTCGCCACTCATCAGTCTTCATAATGCCACGCAGCTTCTCCTCTAGCTCAGATTGTGCCCAGCCGTGCGATGCCGCATGGTCAAGCACTCGGCGAATTGAGGCGGCCGTATCGTCAGCGTATGAGCGAGCCACATTTAGTAGATATGCTCGGTATGCTTCCTGTGTTGATGCTGTCACCACAAAGCCTGTCAGCTCGGTCGTGGACACGCCATTATCTATCAGTAACTGCTTACCGTCCTCAAAGTAAATCGCCCCCTGAACTATCATCAGCGCCACGATAATCAACAGTAGCGCCTCGGCAAACTCGTTCTGCTCGTCGTCTTCTTCAGTACTGTTTTCGGCCGTTTGGCGCGATTCGGCAACGGCTCGGTCGACTTGCTTCTGCATAAATTCAGTCGTTGCGTCATAAACCAGCTGCTCGAAATCATCGAGCGTCTGCGGCTGATCATCGGCTGATGCTTTTGGGCTGGTGCCGTTCGCTTCTCCCCAAACCCCCGTGTCGCCAACCTTGCGGCGGTCTGGTGCGTCTGCTACTTCATCTCCCTCATCAACATCTGGCTTGTCATTTTCAATCTCTGGCGGTTTATAGTCGCCCTTACGCAATAGCTTGAAATTATTAGGTAGCTTGAGTGCATCAATGATGCTCTCAGTGCTATAGCCTGCCGCCTCCAGCTTCAGAATGCTATTGATACGAATATCATCAGCCTCAGCCTGCACTTTGACCTCATCGACAACCTGCGGAATAGCGAACTCGTAGGTAATAGCTATGCCCATACCACCAGTGATTCGGTTTAGTTCGTGTGTTAATTGTGTGTAGTTGCGTAGCAGCAATGGATTAACGACATTCTCAGCAAGCACCTGCTTTGACACTTGAGCGTTAGCGTACGTAGCCGTGTCATCGATACCTTTCATAATTCCCGAAACGCCAAACGACGTATCATTACGCCTATCCACCTGCTTAAATAAGTTCTCGAAGTCAATATCTTTGTTTGGCTGTGAGAATGGCACCCACTCAATGGCCGCACTGCCCGACGGGACGCCAGTCTTTATGTTGACTGGACGGTGCGTGTATGTGACGTTGTTGTTGCTCCCAGCTCCGCGATGAGCATCTTGCAGCATCGCCACGCTTTCTCGAAACAACTGTTGTGTCGGTGCGGTAATAATGAATTGCCCAGCTGGTACTGCCCCGTTCTCGAAAAAGCCAGCCTGGAAATCAGCAATGTAGTCGTCGAGCGTCGCCCAGCGGCGTGATGCTTCAGATGGCGAATAGCCAGCGTACAGGTCGTTTGGATCAACGCCGCCAGGCAGTACTAGCACCTCGTCCTCAGTGAACGTCTGCGAGCCAACCGTGTACGTTGTCTTGCCGCCAACCCTAGAAACTCGCGGGAACTCCAGGAACGTAAAGCCAGCAATATTCTTGCCGCCCTGCCCCATGAAGTCGCCGCCAGGCTTTGCCACGCCGCCATAATTACTCCACACCAAAATGTACGTCTTACGCAGCGATAGCGTCGATACGGCCACCTTTTCGGCGAACGCCACCGAACTGTCAGATTTATTCGGGTGGTACAGTGCATTGATGACTTCATGCGGCACTTGCTTACCGTTGCCGTCGATAGCAAACGGCCGCACCGTCATGTACCTGTTGGCAATCGTGCGAATATTAGGATAAGCCGTCGCGTAGCTGCTGGCTCGGTAATGATCGAACATCGATAATCTTTGAAAAGCAGGATCAACGCCGCTCACACGCCGCTCGCCTCTTAGTCCCATGGCTGTTTTAATAATTCCCATCTACTTATTGCTCCTGTATAAATAAACCGACCAAAATATCAGCTGTACGCCGACAAATACCACCGTGGCGACCTTGCCGCCACAATATAGCCAAATACAGAATGGCACACCGATAAACATTAGTAGCCCTATCCACGCCTCGATAACAGTGTCCCTGTCTGGTTTTTCAAACTTAATATTGCGCAAAAAGTCTTTCAATTTCATATAGTCCTCTAACTGTAAATATACGGATTACATAATTCCGCCCCACTCCATCACTACCTCGTGCTTTAGCTGTAGCCAAAAGCCCATCAATACAGAGTCGAATATGTCAGGCGATTTGCCGAGCCGCTTCTTGATTGACTCCTTAGACTCCAGCACAAACACCTTATCCTTATATTCGTGGTGGTGCATCTGTGCCTCCTTAATAAACTCATTGAGAAACGGAAAGCTCTCAAGGATTTTGACCTTGCCGCTATCCAACCCCATCGCCAGCATGTACGCCACCTGTGACCGTAAATTATTAAACGCCATCAGCTCCTGTGAACGCTCAGCGTCCTCTCGGCTCTTTGGTTCGTCGCCAAACGTCAGGAATGGGTCAGGCGCAAAACCAGACTTAAATACTGCAAACTCAGCACCGCGGTCTTTACCGCCATCGATAACACCAACACCCACACCCACACCGTCAACCGCAACATTCTCATAACCAATCGCGAAGTTATCTGAATGATCAATCAGCCACTCTGCCTGCTTGCCTGTCTCCATCTGTTCGTTTGATTCTTTGGTAATAGTGCCGTCAATCAGTGTCAGGTTCTCCCAGTCCGCCGCCACGCTGCGGTCAACACCATCACGTGCCACGTCGTAGCCAGTCGTTTTGCGTCCTGGCTCGTAGCTGCTCACAATCGCCTTAGCGAAAATGCTCGAACGGAATATCGTCTTGCTCTCGTCTTGGTATTCCCAGTTGTTTTTGAGGTACCGCTCGACCCACCATGTCGGGTTGGTCATCATAGCGTCGATGTCTGATTGCATCTGCCATGAATCAGATAAATCGAACTCGACCACACGAATATTTGACGGTAGCGGCTCATACTTGCCATTACCGCCGTATTTCCAGCGCATATAAACCTCTTTAATGTGCTCAACGTCGTTTGGGTTTAGAGTGATAATGGCGATGCTCGGCTGCCCGTTAGTATTGCGGCGTCCTTTGCGAGATTTAGCCGTGGTGAACATCGTCGGCGACAATTCGTCAGCCTCGTCAATGTGGCTAGCGGTGGCGTTGATACCCTTAATTTTCTGGCCGCTCCTGTCTTTCGTCTCGTCTGCCTCCACAAAGCCAATCTTTGAGCCGTTTGGGAACTTAATTTCATAATCTTGACCGTTGTATGTGTAGTCCTCGCCCTCCTTGAAGTTCTTGCGGTCGAGCATCGTCAGATACGACGGAATCACCGACCGCTTCGCCGTGCTGATATTCTTGCGAAAAACCGTCCAATATGTCTTCTCAAATGTGTCACAAATATCGATACCGACACTCGCCGCGATATCTGTCTTGCCAGTACCTACCGCACCAATCAGATAAATAGTATCGGCTTCGGGACAGTCGTTAATAATATCGACAACGCTCTGCTGCTTCGGCTTTAATTCTAGCGACATGGGCTATTCGCCTTTCGTTTTGCGCGGCTTGATAGTCGATACGATCTTTGGCGGCTGCTTCTCACGAACATCGACAGACAAATCAACGTGATCAACTGGCTTGCCGAATGCTCGGTCGAGCATGTCCTTAATAGCTTTGTTATCTGGCTTCTGCGTAGCGATGAAATAATACTCATCGTCCACGCCATCCAGCTCGCCATCAAGAAATGCCGCAATAGTCTCAGGGCCGGTAACTTGCTCTGCCGGCAACCGATTGCCTTTGCGGTCAGTCCTGATCACAAACAACAACTGTACGCCAGTAGCCAGCCGAAACTGTGCTTCGTATAGTTTGTCAGCATTCCTAGTGATTCGATCTAAAATCCGCTGCTTCTCTTTCATCCGATCTAGCACTTTTTGGGTCTTTTTGCCCTTAACGCCGCCGCTGCCCTTTCTGGCTCCACCATGAGTTGACGGCGACGTACGATTACAACTGGCTACGTGAACATCGTAGTTGTCTTGCCGCTTATACTTTCGGCCGCATTTAGGACATGATTTGAAGTCATCTTTCATGGTTATAATTCTAGAGATTGACGCGTAGTTCCTTTGGTATTGACTGCTCGGAAACAGCTGAGATGTGCACGCCGTAACTGTTCGCGATGAGCTGTGCCTGCATGAAAGTCAAATCTTTCGTGTTCCTCAATTTGCGCAGCATATTTTGGTATGGTTTCTTGTTTCGGTCTTGCCAAGATTGCAAGAGAATGTAGTGCGACAACGGCTTGCATTTTCGCTCGTCACCAATAATAATTGCCTGTTTTGAAATATAATAAATGGCGACCTGCCCAATCTCCTGACGGCGTCGCCTCGTCTTGTCTTGTTTGTCGATTTTTAGCCATTTGACCATGTTTGTTATCCCTCCTCTACCTCTGAAATATACAGATTAGGCGCTGGCAATCGCGGCCTCCCAACCGCTCAATCTCACCAGCGCCTAGCTATAAAATGCTTTGACTGTTTTATCAAGTAGTCAAGCGTTCCACTTCAGTCATAAACCTCTCAATCGTTCGATTGCTCTTGTGATTTCGGCGGAATGACGATCAGATCATCAAACGGCAGGATGAATGCTTGAAATCCCAACAGCTGCTTCAACTGCTTTTTTCATCGTGGCGTTGTCTGATTCGTACTCAAACAATACATCTCCGTTGAACCATGATTTAATTTCAATTTTGACTTTAGACATTTTAATCTCCTATTTAGTTATTGATTCAATAAACTCAATGGCCTCATCACAGCCTTTGCAGACAACAGTCTCAACACCGGCCTCGTTGAGTGTCTTAATCCACTTCTTTTGGTTCCCTGATGTCACGCCTCCTTTCTTGCGTTTCATTTCGACAGCAACAAATTTCTTGTCACGTATTGATTCACTACCATCCTCTTCGTAGATTATTAGGTGCGGAGGCGGAAAGGGCACCGCCACAAATAAATCTGGCACACCAGAACTCACGCCAAGCTTCTTGTTTTTAGCTTTCTGGCTCCAGCTTCGGGTGTAGGTTTCATTCGGCACGCGAAAATGTGGATAACCTTTCAGTCGCAGCCACTGTACAAATGCTTCTTGCTCTTGATCCTCGGTTGGATTATCTATGTTTGCGAGGTTAGGCATTGCTACTTTCTCCGTCAACCACCTTGAAACACTCACTCGGCTTTCTCAAAAAGCGTTCGGTGTTCTCGCCATCTTTCATTTCAACCAGCACCTTGGTGACCTTTCGAGTTCTAGGTATTACAAAGAGGCCAAATAAATATGTAGTATGTCGCTCTTCAGTCATTCCGCCGGCGATAACAGTGCCAATCCTATACCTGTCAGGATTGTTTTTTCTTTCGTCTCGATAGTTGAAATACACTTTGTCGCCGACAGCAAGCCCATCAAAAGACTGCCGAAACGCCGACTCTATAGGTTTGATTTTGGTCATTGCTTTCTCCTTTTTTTAGATTCATTAAGCCACTCTCGATACTGGACTTCGTCCTCGATTGCTGGCACGATTAGGACTGTTAGTATTACGATTGCGAAAAGTACCGCGATTATTATGGTCATGATTGTTTCTCCTCTGGCCTCTTAATTCGCACCAGGCGACAATTTGTAATATATGTCCCCATGATGCTTGTCCTATCGCCAGTCTCTAAGGCTCTAAGCGCCGGTAGTCCCACACCACACATCTCTACAATCTGGCAGACGATGTTAATTTTGTTGCCAGTCTCCGCATCTGGATAGATAACCAAAACATAATCGTGCATCCGCAACTTGTCATCGTCGCCTATTTCCCAATCGTCGTAGGTAAAATGGCTTAAAACTAGGTCGCAGCATGCTGCGTGGTTGTAATTGTAGTCGCTGTGGTCTAGCGGCTCTTTAACGTAGTCATCCCATAGCGGCTGGCCGCAGTTGTGGCATTCTGGACGGCCAGCGCAATAGCACAGGTCATGTCCGTCGTTGCATGACAATGCACGAGGGTCGCCTCGCCGTTTTATGTCAGTCATCGTCCAACTCCTCTAGCCTCTTTTTATTTGCGTAGTCAATAAGGCTCTCGAAATCTATGCTCATAGTCACCTCGATGCGTGGCAATAGGAGTATGGTTCCGTCAACTTTGTTCCTCGCGATGGAATCAAACTCAAAATTAGCAAAAGCCAAACATGAATCAATATTATCTTTGATGTAGTCTATAACCTGTTTTCGATCAGTTTGTAGCATGGTACTTTTCCTCAGGTAACTCAGAATTTTTACTATCAAAACGCCTGTCTATTATCACGAATGATTGCCAAGGAGCTTCTCTGAAAATAGTTCCAACCGTTTCTTTAGCCAATAACTCGGCATTATAAACGTCTTCGTACCAACCGCTCGCAATGACAAGTATTCCATTGTATTCATAATTAAATTCATATTTGTAATATCGAGCGAAATTGACTTCGAGGTTTTCATACTCTTCTGGCAATTCATTTTTAATTCCCTTGTCTTCGTCTATAACTACGATTTGTTTCATTGACATCTCCTTTATCTATGTCCACGGAATTGACATTTTACTTGACTTTCAATTTTCAAATTAAAGTAAAATGGTGGTTTAGTTGATATTCCCCTTGAAAATCACTATCGCGCTCGGAAATGGCGCCGGGTTTGGTTGATCGTCAAACTTCAGCCTACCTTTTATGTAGCGGATTTCAGTTGCTTTCATGCAATAGTCGTGCCACCATCTAGTGTCAGTTCGGCTGGGTATCAAAAACACGACTGTTTTACCTTTCTTCCATTCTTGGTAGCCTTTTTCAATCCATTTTGGCAACTCTCTACCGTATGGTGGATTGACGTAGTTTGTACCCCCCAATCGCTTGTCAGCCCATCGACCTTGCCGTCCCAATTAGCGGGGCAGGGGTCATGATCAAACTGAAACTCTGAATCAAGTACCTGATAGACCGCTTTGGGTGTTCGCCAATCCATTCTTAATGAGCTAAAATGTGGTTTGGTCATAATTTTCCTTATTTACACGAAATCGTGCGGTTTAATTCAACCGCATAACTGGTTGGCTATATAAGGCGATGATTTGCACGCACTGTCTTACGGGATTTTCACCACAGGGCTTCCACCGTTTAGTCAAAAGACTAAGCTGCGTCGTGTAAGGTCACATCTTTCACTACTCAAGTTGCAAAGTCAGCAGTTACTTTTCTAGCTCTAATTGCGGAACTTCGCGAGCTGCAACACTAAGCTCAGCTTCAAGCTTTCGAGCCACTTATATAGCCAGTTGACAACACCAGGTGTATAGCACTAATATGGTTAATTTGTCTTGATGATGTTGCCAGTTGATAGCACCAAAATATAGTTGTTTAGAATAGCTATAAATAGGTATACAATTTTTCCCCTAAGTAACAATTAAAGGTGCGTTGGTGCTACCAGTTGAACAGACGATACACGTTGCATAGCTCCCTAGAACGCCGAGCAACGTTTCACCTCAACGGAACTACGAAAGGTGGCAGCCCCAGTGCATATCATCTGTCCAGTTGAATAGACAATTGGGTGGGCTCGAACCACCGTCGCGTACGTGTTGCAACACGGCTCTACCATCTGATTTACAATTGTCTATCCAGTTATGCGGTTGATGTTAATGTTCGCCCAGTTTTTCGACATATGGTAGGTCATTAGTCAATGGCTTTTATATATTCATATTCATCTGCGAATCGCTATCAATCCGCTTCTTGCCAGTCACGAGGTAGCGTGAATCAGTCAGATTGCTATCGACGTAATTGTCGGCCAGAATATTGACGAACATCATTGCGTCACGGTTATCCATGATAATAATGCCGTCGTGATTGTCTGACATAAGCGCCAAATCCATTTCCTCGGCGTAATCGACAACTCTTTCCTTACAAGGCAAATGCTCAACATCCAACTTCATCAACATAGTAGTCAGTGATTTGTTGCGGTCAGCCAACTCTGCGAATGACAACCCCTCAGGCAAGTTCAGTGCAAACTTTTTCATCAAAAGATCAATGACTTGCTTTGTTGCAGCGTCGCTTGATGGATCTTGTTTGAACAAATTGACAAACTTCTTTGGATTAAACGCAAACACTTTCCCGCCAGCGATCAATACCTGATTGTTGGCTGGTATCTTAAATGCTGCGTCGGCATTAAGCTCGCCAAAGTCACTGCCGCTAACTTGCCACGTGAGACTTCCGCTCAACATCTGCGACCGCTGCAGCTGTTTGGCGATGTAAAAGGTCTTGTCTGGATCTTTTGGGTCGCTAAACCGCGCTACAATACCGTGCATACGCTTCATCTCGTGTTCTTTCTCGTTGAACTCAGCAATATTGTCGTCGCCAAGAAGATAGATGAGCGTGTCGGCACGCTGAATGCTCTCAAGCTCGCTGTATAGCAAAACATTTTCCATTTGATCGTTTGTCGCGTAGTCCCTGACAGACAATCCAACTGCTGCTCTAGTCTCCACAAAATTGATCATGTCGTAAAGAAACAGTGATCGCATTTGGTCTTCTATGGCCGATGTTTTCAGCGGTAACACGTATGGTGTAAAGTTTTTATTGAAAATAAACAGGTCGATGAGCAGATCTTTCTTATTAGCATCAGCCCAGTTTGCCCACTGGAATATGTCGAATTGATTGTCGTCAATCACTTCTCCCACCAAAATCCTTTCTGCTCAGCCTCAGTCTCAGACTGTTTGTCGTCTTTCAGACTGCCGGCTGGCTTATTATTTATCTTGACCGCAATGTCCACGCTCCGAACACCGTGCTCCAGCAGCCATTTCTTGGCTCGCTTAGCATCAGCTTCGGTAGCGTAGGTTTTCGCGTGCGGTTTGTTCTTCTCGTCGCTCCAGCGAACCGTAAATGTGCAATTCATCAGAGACATTACGTAGCCTCCAGTTTCTTGCGCTTGCGGCGCTGTTTCTTGCGAAGTGCTTTTTTAGTCATTTGGACTCTCGATCGTGCCGCCAAGCAACTCAAGACGTTTGGTAAACTCTTCCTCAACATCTTTGTCGCTGGGTGAATAAAATGTTTCAAATCCAATACTAAACTCAAACTCGACTTTGCCTAGTTCAGGTATGCTCTCGTATCGAAGATTGAATCGTCTACCGTCAATGTCGGCATTGACCAATCTATACGCCTGCTTGCCAATCCAGACCATATGTGGAATTGTAGATCTTACCATTTGTTAATCTCCAAATCTCTCATACATACAATTTTCGTGCATGTCTGGATAGTCTTTTCGCTCTGCGTCAGATTTAACGAGTGCTAAATTGCACATACTACATCTTCCGTACGGTGCGGTTTTTTCAAATTCAGCCAGCTCAGTGTCTTGTTTAGGTCTGCGTTTGCTGATTCGGCCGCAAATACGAGCTGCCTCCCGATTGAGCGCAAAGCCCGTTTTGCTGCCCCTTGACCTCGATCCGCCCTTTCTGCCGATTTCACGATAGAAGTTCGGATTTTTCGCGAGAATTGTTGCGGCAGCTTTCCTGCCGCCGGCTTCCGTTCCTGCCATGGTTCTCCTTTCGTTAAAATGGTATTTCGCTCAAATCAATCGGTGTGTCGAGGTCGATATCCTCTACTGGTTTCGCCGCTTGGTTGGTTGTAGCCTTTGCCGCTTTAGCGTCGTCTTCGGCGTATCGCTCAGTGGCCGGCGCGGCGTTATTGCCGCTGCCCTTTGCATCGCTCAAGAATTGGAACTGGTCAATGATGACTTCAGTGGCTTTACGCTTGATGTCGTCTTTCTCCCAGATTCTGCTTTGCAAGCGTCCAGTTATACCAATCTGCTTACCTTTCGGCGCGTATTCTGCCAGCAATTCGGCAGCTTTATTCCAGGCGACACAATCGATGAAACTAGCGTCGGCATCTTTGCCGTAGCCATCAACCGCTAGTGCGAATGAGGCTACGGACTTGCCGCTGTTCGTCGTTTTGACTTCAATGTCTCGGACGACGCGGCCGATTAGAGTTACTGTGTTAATTGCTGCCATTATCTTCCTCCAAAATCACCTCAGCATCTTCGACTTCTAACGATGAGCCTGGCTTATTATCTGCGTACTCATCGCCGACTTTCTGGTCTTCAGCGATTGCCGTTTGCATTTCGATACTCAGCGGTGCGTAGCGGCTCAATAGTAGTTTTAGGACCGTCTTTTTCGCCATCGCTTCGAAGTTGTCAACCCAAACGCCAAAGCCTCGTTTGAACGTTTGGCTGTATCTTTTAGCATGTTTCTCAAGTTCCTCTTTCGTCATGAACTCAGCCTTGCGAAAACCATTCAGCAAGATGAAGTACGCCATGTAGCCGATGATTTTGCCCTCTTTCTTCGCTTGAAAATTGAACTTCGGCTCACCCGTAAAACTATCGACACCAGCAAGTTCGTTCTCATAAACTGCTCGTGTCCCTAGGCTTTGAAACTGTCCAGTTTTCATAGCCAGCTGCACGAATCCGCGCCAGCCCATCTGAAATTGAGCTTCCATCTTGCCTTTGTTTGAATATGGCACAATGTAGGCAAATCCGAGGTTTTGGTTGATCGGTAAGTCTAGCGTTGCTGCCGTCAGGCAGGCATTGTATGTTGTCATTGGGTTGCATTTAGCAATCTTCTCGTCGCTATTAGCCAGCGCCAACACACTTGTCAGAAACTGCCTGCCTTTCTCGCCGAGCGTACGCTCAGCCGACTTCATAATCGCGTCAGACTTTACTAATTGCTGTAAAGTCAGTGGCGTATTGTCTATTTTTTGAACTGCTGCCTCTGCCACTATTAGCTCCAATCTCCAAGGACGAGAATGTCGTCCATGGTTTCGTTTATGTTAAAGTTGACCTTTTCTAGATCTGTTTTGCCAGCTCGTTTGTCAAAGCGTTTGATTTCGTTGACAATTCGCTCTAGCTTTACAAAGCCGCTATCAATAAACTCTGGCGATGCTGTTGCGACACCAACGCGATACGGTGCGACCGCCTCGGCCACGACCCAGAAAAACTCTTTACTCTCGCATTTAGCAATCAGCGAATAGAGCGCCGCCTGTAAATCGTAGTCCATTCGACGTGCTTCCCACTTGAAGTCGTCAAACCTAGCGGTGGTTTTGACATCGAGGCAATACTTGATTTCATCGCCTTGAACGCCGACAACATCAGCTCGACCAACCCAGTCTTTGCCCTCGATTTTAGCTTTGAGCTCAATCTCGTGGTGAGCGTTCTCGCCAAGCACCAGCTGATTTGCCAGTGGGTGGCTTTTGATTCGTTCAGCGATTGTGCAAATTGTTTCAAACTCGGCTTCGTCAATGATTGGTAGGGTTTGCGCGTCGCGCCAGTCTCTCGCCTCTTTCGTGCGATAGTCTGGATACTGCTTGACCACAAATTCTTGCTCGCCGCCCAGTAGGTGTGCGTGTGCTAATTTGCCAATGTCTACAGCCTTGCCATAGGTTTTCTCAATCAGCCCAAGCTTCAACCCGACAGCGTAATCAATGCCGCTGTGGTAGATGTTTTTGGCCGATGAGTATGACCAGTGATTAACATTTTCAATAGGTTTTTCCACTTACACCTCCCCCGCCAAAGCTCGATCAAGAAATGTCGGATCGATTAGGTTTTCCAATTTTTCAAACAAACTATTTTCGTCCATAAAACTTGCCCTCAATCCACTTCATTCCTTTGTCGAAAATCCGCAGCCACTTCGCTGCTTTGACCGACTTGTCAAAGTCGTGGTCGTCCAACTCGCGCAGACTGTCAATCACCCTGTCGAGAGGCTCGCGCTTATGTACCGGCACCAACTGAACTGGTGACGGCATCACATTTACGTGTATCTTCATCGCCAAATCTCCTTTCGCGATTTTAATTCTTGTATAGCTTCGTCGAACGCACCGTTCGCAAACAGCACGATTGCCAGCACCGCGATTGCTACGAACTGCACCCACCACAGGCGCAAGTCTGTTGGCTCGCTGATTGCGATTATTGCGGCTGGTAGTCCAACTACCCAGCTAATGATTTTTTTGATCTGTTTGTTTTTCGCTGCCATTTTTCAGCTCCTTTCTTTTACGTACAAGAGTGCTCGCAGCTACTCTCGTACTGTTAGATATCTCGTCTCTGTCGTGTTTTAAGCGGTTTGTAGTCCGCTGTCTCTAATTTCTGACCAGCTGTTACTCAAATCCCTAAAAACCCGCTCTGACGTTTCAATGAAGCTACAAACGCTGAACGTACAGGATTTCTAGCCTCATTTTTACGCCAAATAAAAAAGAATCGACGCGAAGTCGATTCATGGTTGATAGATTTGACTAACAGAGGTAGTCGCTGTTTATATCATGTAAGATTATTTCGTGATTTACATAAATCACTGAAAAATATTACATGATAGAGCAAACCGCTCAACCATGAATCTTGTTTTTCCAGTGATGTTAAAGGCCGTTGATG